CAAGAATGTATGCTGCTTATTTAGAAGATAAAGAAAACTTTGAAGCACAACAAGATTGGGCTATATCAGAAGATACAGTTGAATCATTAAAAGATTTTAAAGAGTTTAGAGATAGGTATTTTAAAACTGAAACAGGTGACCTATACGAAACAGCAGGTTTTCACGAGAACTGGATTAATCATATTGTTGATGCTATAGAAAATGGTAAACAACAAATGATACTTAGTCCACCTAGGCATGGTAAAACAGATTTACTTACACACTTTGCTGTATGGCAGATATGTAAAAATCCCAACATAAGAATTATGTGGGTAGGTGGTAATGAAGATATTGCAAAAAATGCTGTAGGTTCTGTGATGGACCATTTAGAAAATAATGAACAGTTGAATGAAGAAATAAATGGACCAGGTGTTAAGTTTCAACCTAAAGTAAGGTCTGGTAAATCTTGGTCATCAGGACAGTTTACTATTGGCACTAGAACAGTTACAGGTATTAAATCACCAACTATGGTAGCTGTAGGTAAAGGTGGAAAGATACTGTCAAGAGACTGTGACTTAATTATTGCAGATGACATTGAGGACCATGGAACAACAGTACAACCTTCTGCTAGAGAACAAACTAGACAATGGTGGACAACTACTTTGTCATCTCGTAAAGAGGAACATACTGCTGTAGTTGTGATTGGGTCAAGACAGCACCCAGAGGATTTATATAACTTTCTTTTGGAAAACCCAGAGTTTGAAACAATCGTAGAAGAAGCACATAGTTCAGAGTGCATATTACCTGAAACAGAAATACAAGAACATCAAGACTGTATGTTATGGGCTAGTAAAAGAACTTACAAATGGCTAATGTCACAGAAAAATAATGCAGACACTACAGGTGGTAGAGCAATATTTGAAATGGTTTATCTTAACAAAGCATTTGTAGAAGGAATTACAATGTTCAACTCTGAAGATATAGACCAATGTAGAGATGTAAATAGAAGAATAGGACAGATACCAGCAGGTACACATTTGATTGCAGGATTAGACCCAGCATCTACAGGGTTTCAGGCTTGTGTATTATGGGCAGCTAATCCAGAAACAGGTGAATTATATTTAGTAGATATAGAAAATGAAGAAGGTGGTGGAGTAATACAAGCTAAGAAATCTATACAAAAATGGTATGAAAAATATAACTTAGCACATTGGGTTATAGAAGAAAATGGTTTTCAAAAAGCTATTAGACAAGATGTAACAATAAAAGATTACTGTAGTAGATTTGGTATTTATTTAGAAGGTCATCAGACACAGAAAAACAAATATGACCCAATTTATGGTGTTGGAAGTATGCAAAGAATGTTTGAGCAAAAGCTAATAAATTTGCCTTATGGTGACACAGAAAGCGAAACTAAGAGTAATATATATCGTAGGCAACTAATTTATTTTTCAAGTGCTGCTAGTAGAGCTAGTAAGGCAAAAAATTATAAATCAGATGTCGTAATGGCTAGTTGGTTTCCATTAAAAGTTATTAGAAGATTAGGAAAAGAACGATTAGCTGAGGTAGGATTAGATTATACACCTAGTTTTAGAGAATGGAATATAAGCGATATGAATGAAAGCCCTTGGGGATAAGATGACACCTGAAGAAATACAATACGCTATAACACAATTACATTTTGATAATCAAAGTGCTTACACAACTCGTGGGCGTATTCGTGCAATTATGAATGGTGGACCTGATGGTATTACTGCATTACTTGGTGACCAACTAAAAGGTTTTCAAGATTGGCAAGTACCTGTACCAAACTTAATGATGTCAGGTTTAGAACACTTATCACAAAAGATTGGTCGTATTCCTAACTTAAAAGTTGATGTACCTAATGGTAAAGACTCTGATAGAGCAAGACAAAAAGCTGAAAAGATTTCTCGTATAGTCAATGCGTATGATGAAGTACAAAAATTAGATTTACAAATGCCACAAGTAGGTAGATGGCTACCTGGTTATGGTTTTGCTGTTTGGGTAATTAGAGAAAAAAAAGATGCTAATGGAACACCTTATCCTATTGCAGAATTAAGGGACCCTTACAACTGTTTTCCTGGTTACTTTGGTGCAGACCAACAACCAAAAGAAATGGCAATCATTAGAAGAGTTCCTAAAGAATCTCTTGTTAGAACATATCCAAACTCTAAAGATAAAATTATGTCTAAAGATAAGGCATATCAAACAAATATGCTTGGTGTAGGTAATGCTTATGCTTCTGCTTATACAGATTCATACAATGGTTCTTGGGCTAACTCCAATGGTGATGGTGATTTAATTGCAGAGTATTACAACTTAGATGGTACATACATTTACCACATGACATCAGGAACTATTCTTGACTTCATACCTAACCCACTTGAAAGTGGTCCTGCGTTTGTTGTTGCAAAGAAATTTGCTTTTGACAGATTACAAGGACAGTATGACCAAATTATAGGTCTTATGGCTTCAATGGCAAAAATTAATGTGATGTCAATAATAGCTATGGAAGATGCAGTATTTACAGAAACAAACATTTCTGGTGAAATAGAATCAGGACAATATCGTAAAGGTAGATTTGCTGTAAACTATTTAGCACCAGGTACACAAGTATCTAAACCTGCATCAAATGTTCCTTATCAGATTTTTCAACAGATAGACAGAATAGAACGACAACTTCGTGTTGGTGGTTCTTATCCTGTATCTGATGATTCACAATCACCACTTAGTTTTGCAACAGGTAGAGGATTAGAAGAACTAGGTGCATCTATGTCACTTATGATTAGAGAGTATCACACAGTTATGTCTGATGCTATAGAAATGATTGATGCTAAGAGATTAGAGTGGGACCAAAAAATGTATGGTGGACAAACTAAATCATTATCAGGTTATATGGATAATACTTTTTACTCTGAAACTTACGAACCAACAAAAGATATAGCAAATAGTTTTAAGACAAGAAGAGTGTATGGTGCTATGGCTGGATATGATGAACCACAGAAGATTGTAACAGGGCTGCAATTACTTCAAGCTGGAATTATTGACAGACAAACACTACAAGAAAATTTAGATGGTTTAGATAACTTAGTTAGAGTAAACGATAGAATTACAAAAGAAAAAGCAGATAGTGTATTGTTTGATACATTACTAGCACAAGCCCAACAGGGTGACCCTAAAGCAACTATGGCTGTTGTGCAGATAAGAAAAAATCCAGATGATATGCAAAATATCTTAGATAAATTCTTTACAGCAGAGGAGCCAGAAATACCAAGTGCAGAACAAGAATTGCTTGGAGGAGGAGCCTTACCACCACAAGGTCCTCCACCAGGCATAGCACAATTATTACAAGGATTAGGTGGATAATGAAATTTAATAAAGAATTTGCAGATATAGTACATAATTCACTTGGAGAAGTAGATGAACTTGGTGATGATATATTATTAGAAGAAGAAGTTTTACAACCAAGAATGTTTACTGACCAAATGCCACCACTTGCTTTTCCTTTTGGTTATATGATTATTAGTTCTACATTTATGTTTTACGAAGATGATGAGGATGAAAATGGCAACGAGGAGTTCTAGTAACAAAAACATAACCAAAGGTATGACTTATGGTAAAGGTAAAGTACTTGGTGAACAAATAGACAAATTTGGTTTACCTACAGTAGATGCTAGAAATAATGCCATACCTCCAGCAGCAACAAATACTACAGACCAAACAAGAAATGTAGAACCTATTGCTGAAGAAGTATCAGTTGCTATGAATGAAAGTGGACAACCAGTAGTACCAGCTATGCCAATGAATAATGTATTAGATATATTAAGAGATACTGAAAATATAAATGAACCTTTAATTTCTGGGGCAGTACCTCCATCCATAACGCAAGAACAACTTGGAGATTTAGATTTTCTTGTTTTAGCTGATTTAGCAGAAAATAGTGATGTAAATGCAATAAGACAAACTTTTAATATCTAACTATGGTAAATCAACCTATTGGACCATACACATTTGGTGAAGAGTACAATCAAATAAAAGAAAAAAGTAGAGCATTAGAATTATCATATAACAAAAAGAAAAATCAATTTACACAAGACCAAGTAGAAAGAACTAAAGAGTTAGCTAAATTATATCCTACAGCTCAATCTGGTTTAGTTTCATCTGCTGTTTTAAAAGGACTTGATAATAAACAATTTGAAGAACTTTTAAAACTGCAATACAAAGCTGTACCTAAATCACAACCATCATTTCCAAATACTATGGGTAATGATGTAGTAAATTCAGCTATGTTTAATTCTTCTTTTGGAAAAGTATTTAACACAATAGGGGAACAATTTAAATTACCTGAAGGTATGAAATTTTGGAATAAATCAACATATCAAAGTGAACCTGTATATGGAACACTCAAAGGATTATTTAGAGCATTAGCATTAATTGGTGGTGCAGGAGCAAATGCAACTGTAGGTAAACCTGTTAGAGCATTTGTGAAAACAGCAGAAGAAACCATAGAAGAACCTTTTTTAGAATTAGGTCAGATAAAAAGACAAAAAGCAGAAGATTTATCTGCTAGAGGATTAGCAGGTGACCCAAATGTCACTATGTATGATGTTGCTGTTGCTAGAGATGAAGCAAACAAAGCAGAACGAATAGGTCAAATTGCTGGTTTTGGTTTGACACTATCTGCTTTAACAGGTAAAGGACCTACAGGTTTAAGAAAAGTTATTGGTAAAACATTTGCTGACAACTACAAAAATGCAGGAGCATCTACTGCTGGTATAGCAGCACAAAAAATAAGAGAAGGACAAGACCCTGGTGCAGTTTGGAAAAGTTTTGGTGAAGGATATTTTCCACAAGGAAGAATAGTTGCTAAAGCATTAGAAGAACAAGAAGCCTATAAATATAGAGGTCAAAATATAACTGCTGGTAGGTATATTGCAGAACTTGCAGGCATAGAACAAAACACTTTATTGTTTAATGGAGTTTCAGGAACTTTTGATTTTTATAAAGTTTTAGTAACTGACCCATTTTTAGTTGGTTCTAAAATATCAAAAGGTATAAAGTTTGCTAACAGTACACAAGGTAAAATACAAAAAGCATACAGAGCAGGAGAGTTTGAAAAGATACCTGGCATAGTTGATAATTTTTTAAATAGTCCTAAATCAGAAGGATTTTTAACAGCGTTTGCAGAATCAAATGATTTTAAAAGAATATTTGATGCAGTTAAAGACCCAGAGCTAGCACTTAATTTAGTTAAAACTAAAAATGTAGATGAAGTAAAAAATCTTATGCAAGGTTTTGTAATACAAAATCAAGGACTTGGAATACCTGCACTTATAAGGTCAAAGAATAGTTTAGGTTACAACAAAAATTTAGTAGATGCTTTAATGACAGCAAGAAAAGGAGATAAAGCTCCTTACTCTAAGTTTGGTGAATGGACACCTGATTCAGGAGCTGCTTATGATAATGCAACAGATTCTGTAAAAGTATTTAACCAATGGTTAGTAGAATTTAAAATACCAAAAAATATTGCTAATCAATTATCTATAGAGTTTGCAGAAAAATCTGTAATAGGTAATAGACCAGAAATGTCAAGAATATTATTTGAAAAATTACCAGAACAAGTAAAAATATTAATGAAGTCAGAAGGTTTTTCTAGTAAAACAATATCTAAAATAGATGACTACTTTGATGAGTTACAAGGAAAAATAAAAATATCAGGAACTAATAAGTATGATGTTCGTTCTTATTGGGCAAGTTTAGGAAAAACAGAAGGTGGTGGTTTACAACCAATAGAAAAAGTTTTTAAAGGTATGAGAAGTATTCCTGGACCAGATGGCAAGCCAATAGATATGCCTACTCCATTTGATATTGGACAACACTTTGATGAATTATGGTCATTAGGAAAACCATTAGATATAAGAAGAGCATTATCAACAGTTGAAAAATACACAAACATTGATGTTGGTAAAACTAAATTAGTAAATCTTGCAAAAAATTACATAGATGATTTGCCTGAAACATCAAAAATAAAACTACCTGTAGAAAGTTTATTAAAAAATGTAGTTCCAAAAGTAGATATGTTAGTAAGTTTTGTACCTGAAACATCAAGAAACTTTATTGATGATGTATTGTGGCCAGCTCAAAAAATATGGACAGGAGCACAGCTAATTACAAGAATAGCTTGGCCACTTAGATTATTTGGTGAAGGTCAATTTAGAATGGGATTAGATGGGTTAGATAACTGGATAGAAAATCCTATTTCTACTTGGGCTTTTTCTAATTATTACAATGATATATTAGGTCAAGATTTTAGAAAAGGTATTAGACCTAGTAAAAGAGCTTATGATGAAATAGTTAGAGGTATAGTTGCTGATAGACCTACAAATGTATTTGGTAAACAAGCACAAAAACAATTTGCACAACAAAGTTGGAAAAGAGTTATAAAGGGTGGAACTAAAAAAGAAAATTATGTTTCATCATGGCAACTTAATTTAAGATGGCCAATGGAAAGCGATTTAGCTCAATCAATAGCTAAAGAGTTATTAGATGGTTCTGATTTAGTAAAAACAAAACAAAGTTTTTGGAATGGTTCACTTGCAAAAATTAGAAATCAATTGAATGATACAAGATATGATTTTGATGGTAACCCAATGAATCCTTATGTAAAACTTGATGATGCAGAAAAATATGTAGATGATTATGTTCAATGGATTATGGACTTAACAAAAGGTGATGAAGAATTACTTTCTTTAATAGCAAATAGACAATTAAATTACCAAGGAAAGGTTATTACATTTAATGATTTTGACAGATGGACACCAGCTAACCAAAATTTAATAAAGAAATTTTTATCTGACAAATACGATATAGCACCAGATGTTTTATCAGCACCTGATTGGATAACTAATCCACAAATAAAAAGTAAAACATTTGAAGGTTTAAATAAAGTTTCTCAGTATTTATGGTACACCCTTGGAGAGTTGCCTGATGCAGAACTACAAAGAATACCAACATTTACTCAATACTATTGGCAAAATGTTGCATCACAATTACCATTTGGAGATTTAAAATCTGTAAAACATTTTGATGATTTGATAAAACAATCAAAAGTTCCTGAAGAAGTTGCTCAATTGTATATTGCTGGCAAAAATGCAGCTATAAAAAAACATGGTTCTATAGAAAAAGCAATTAAAAAAATACCAGAAAATATGAGATTATCTATAGATGAAATTAATGATTCTGCAAAAATGTATTCATTAGAAATGCACAATAGATTGTTATATAACTTAAACCAAAAAGGATATGTTGCTGAAGCATTACGATTAGTATTTCCTTTCTTAGAACCATGGAAAGAAATTATATTAAACTATCCACGATTATTATGGAAAAATAAAACAGGTATAAGAAAGATACAGTTAGCTACAGACAGAGGAACGAATAATGGTTTCTTTTATACAGACCCAGTATCAGGAGAAAAATTTTATGTAACAGCACCTACTGATTTAACAGAATATGTTTATGGAATAGAAGATAGAGATTTGTCAGGTTTTGAAGAAGATGTACAGTTAAGACTTAGTTCACCAGTACAAGGTGCTAACTTATTTACACAATCTCCAATTCCAGGTTTAGGTCCAGTAATGAAATATAGTTACAAAATATTAAAAAGATTTATGCCTGAATCTAAATGGACACAAGAAATAGAAGATTGGATATTTCCTTATGGTCTTGGTGACCCAGGAACAGAAGGTGCAACTATAGGACAGTTACCTGTCTATATGCAACAAGCATACAACACAGGAACTAAAGGTAGTTTAGATGAAATGGGTTGGGCTAATGATGTTGCTAACGCATCTAAAATTATGACTAAAGCATGGTTTGAAGGATATTTGCCTTATGACCCAAGAACAGATGAAGGTAGAGTTTTATTTGAAAAAGATGTTATAGATTTAGCTTCAAGAATGAATGTATTTGAAAGTATGGCTAAAGGTATAGCTCCTTCTTCTCCTAGATTAGAAGCAGCATATAAATTACAACTTAGTGATAGACTTGAAAAACAAGCAGATTTTTTAGATAAAGAAAACCTTATAGAAGTATTAGAAGCCTTAATGCCTGCTGATTACGAGTTTGGTAAATATGATGATGATTACTTTACCAACACAGTTATAACTGCATTGTTTAGACAAGTTATTAATCAAGTAGAACCAGGGGAAGAGTATTTAGCGTATCAAACAATTGCATCATTAATTGGTGGCACACCAGAAGATATGGATGCTGTATATACTGCTGTATATTTAGTGCAAGGAAACACAACAACATTAGGTATTAGTTTGCCATCAACAGAAGAAGAAGTTGAATGGTTTAATGCACATCCTGAAAAAGCAAAAGAGTTTGAATATACATTTTCATTATTTGCACCAAATGTTTATGAGTATGATTTATTAGATGTTAACTCTTTTTATAATCAAGTAGATGAAGGACAAAGAATAACATTATCATTAGATGAAAAAATAGAAAGAGCACAAGAAACATTTTTTAGAATAATGTTTAACTATCAATCTAAACCTATTAGAGAAGCTAGAGCAGAAAACAGAATATCAGAAAAAGATGCACAAGCTGAACTATCATTAATAAAAGCAAATCTATTAGAAGTAGTACCACTTGGTACAGATGCAAGAGATTTACCTAAAAAAGAACCAGTAAGTAGATATGTTGTATTTGAAGAATTAAAGAAAGCAGCTAATGATGAGCTTATACTTACTACTGAAGCAGGAAAAGGATTGCAAAAGTTTTTATATGGTGATGATAAAAATGTTGGTTTTATGTATATGATAGAAAAAATACAAAATGAAAAGAAAAAAGTTACACCAAGAGGTGTAGAAGTATTAAAACCAGAAAACGAAGCAATAGAATATTTAGGAAAACAAGAATCAGCACAAGCTATGCGTGATTACTTATTTAACTGGGGAGCACAAGTTGTAGAAGAATACCCAGACTTTGCAGGAATATATAGAACAAAGTTCTTATCCACAGTAGAATATCAATATACGCCATAATGAGGAAAGTATGATAACAATTTATAAAATAAAAGAAGATGGAAGTGTAGTTAATATACAAATTGAAAAATCAAAATTACAAACATATCTAAATGATGGTTGGCAAGAAGAAGAGCCAATAGACATAACAGGTGCAATTGAAGAGGAAGGCAAAGCAGGTCAAGATATTGTATTAGGTGGTGGAATAAATTACACATCTACTTCTCCTTTTGGTTATCCTTCATTAATAAATACAGGACAAAAAAACGAAGATGGTACACCAAAATTTCAAGATGTTAATGTTTATCTACAAGGTTTAAATCCACAAGGTAATTGGTATTATCCAGGAGATGAAGATGTAGTATTGGATAAATTAATTCAAACTCCTAAATTGTTAACAACATTACAAGATAGATTAGTTAGAACACAATGGTTGTCTATGGAAAATTATACTCAGGAATATGGAAGAGCAGGTAGAGAGACAAGAAATGCTTTAATAAAAGCTATGACAGCATCTAATTTTTCTACAGGTGTTGGTTATGACACAGCAATAGATTTAGAATTATTAAATCCTGGTGAAGAAATTTATATACCAAAACAATATAGAGAAAGTGATAAAGCTACAAGACTACAAACAGTAGATGCAATATTTAATTCTATAGGCAAAAAAGCTACAAAAAAAGAAAGAAACTATTACGAATTAGTATTAAAAGAATTGGAACAAAAACAATTTTATAGTGATGAAGCTGTTGCAAGAATGTCTGTTGAAGGACCTGAAGTTACAACAATAGAAACTAGAAAAAAAACTGTTGAACCCTTGTCTGAAAGACCAATAGAGACAGTAGAAACAGAACAAATTATAGAGCCTATACCAGAAGAAGTAGATGCAGTATCAAGATTACAAGAAAGAATAACAGGAGATTTTGAAGGTGTACTTGCTAGACAACAAGATGTTGGTAGAGCAAGAAACAATGTAGGTAATATTAGTCAGTCCATAATGAGACTTAAATCATTAGGTGGATAATGGCTGTTCCTGTAAAAATAAGTGATTTAGTAGAATACTTACAAAACTTTGGTGTTAGTGATGCGTTAATACCATTACTTATAATGACAGCATCTTTTGAGTCTGGATTGAGTAATGATGTTATAGGTGTAAATAAAAATGGAACTAAAGATTATGGTGTTTATCAAATTAATGTAGATAGTTTTTATACAGATAGAGATGAAAACAAACCAGATGATACTATTAAAACTTTTTTTAAAAAAACAGGTAAAAAATATAAAAAAAGCGAATTTGAAAAAAATTTAAACAATAATGAAAAATTTGCTTCACAATTTGTTGCTCATTATATAGAAAGATTAATTGATAATCCAGTATCTTTTAAAACAAAAGGTGACCCATTAAACAAATGGAACGCCTATAAAGACCATGTAGTTCCACTTACTAAAGGTCAAAAAATAGATAGAGACTTAGAAAGCGTTACTGATGCAATAGGTGCTTATGTTAATTCTTATATGCAAATTAAATCACAAGAGTTTAAAGACTTATTTGATTATGACTCATCTAGTATAGCTAACATACCATCACCTAATGAAGGTAACAATGGCTGAAGATAACACACCTAAAAAATTAGTAGATGATATTAAATCAACTATGATTGGATATGATAATCAAGTAAAAGCATTTAAAAATTTAGATAAAAATGTAATTGGTGAATTACCAGTAGAAAAAGTATCTGTGTTATTTGGCCAAAATTTAATGGAAAGACCTGATAGTATTTCTTATGATGAATTTATAAAAAGTTATCCTGTTGATGAACTT